CTTATATCTATCACCAAATATTTCTTTTGGAGAGTTTATGTAATTTGTATCTTTGTAGTAGACATCATGATTTCCCACAATTATATGAAGTTCTACTCCGTTTTTCTCAAACCATTCAATAAACCTCTCTCTAAAAGAGTTTAGTGTTTTAATATTAGCAAATTTTCTTCTATCAAAGATATCACCAAGATGAATCACTTTTTTAATTTTCTGCTTTAGGACTGTTGGAAAAAACTCTTCCTCCCAGAACTTAAAGAAATAATCATTAAAAATATGACTATCATTTCTACCACCAAAATGGGTGTCGGTGATTAGAGCCAGTTTCATTCAACATCCTTTATTTCAAATCCATATGAATCGTATTTTATACCCTCGTGAGTGTTAGTTGAAAAAAGTAATACATAATCATTCATACAATTACACCCACCACAAGATTTACCACACCCTTTTCTATCCTTATGAACATCATCTGCCATTTGAGCCTTCTGAATTCTATCTTTTCTCTCTTCTCCAGTCTCTTTCTTCACTGGAAGAGCATCTTCATAAGGTCTACCAGTTGCATCAAAATCCTGTGAATTATAAAAAACACCTTCATACTCTCGAATATTCATTATACCCTCCAAGGTTATTCATCGTCAAGAAATAATTTCAAATCATTGTTTTTTTTAGTTTTTGGTTTTTTCTTCTTCTCGTTTTTGATTCGTCTACTCTCTTCATAGTCCTTTATGAATTGAAAGAAGTTGTCATACATAGTTTCACCGTCAACTGAGAAGTTTGAAGTGTCAAAGGGATTTAGATTTGCAATTGAATCATGCCTATGAAGTTCATTCTCCATAGCTTTTAATTTAATGTAAGTGTATTTCTTCTCTTTCTCTATTCTACGTAAGAATGAATACGTGATAACTGTTGTAAAATAACTGAAGGGATTTTTACTCTTCTCTGGATTGAAGTTTCTGATATACCTTAAACAGTTTTCAACACCATCTAAGATCATATCTTCTTTAAATGTGTAGTTTGTGAAGTTTGGTTTGGTTGCAATCCTTTGAGCAATCTTGAAGAAACACTCTCCAACATATTCTGGAACTCTTGGTAACTCAACGTCCATCTCTTCTGCTACTTTACATTGATTGATATGGATTTTCACTGCTTCATAAAATTCTTTATTGTTTACATAGTGAACTTTATCTTTTGCTTTTACTTTAGTCATATTTTATTTCCTTTATATATATTATAATATATTATATAATATAAGTCAATATATAAATTAAAAATAAAATTTATTTATTTCCGGTGAACTTGACGTTGACCATCTCAATATCAAAGTTCTCTTTGTAATAAATTTTAATTCTTTCGTTTCCGTGTTTCACCATATAATTCGATTTTCTCTTTGTGGAGAAATCATCACATATATCAAATAAAATACATCCATCTTTGTTTTCACCCAATCTCAAACCTCTACCAATAGATTGAAGTGATCTAACTTTTGATTTGGTTGGTGATGCAAATATAACATTATGAAGGTTCTTGATATTGACACCTGTGGAGAATGTTCCATAAGAAGCTACAATAAGACAGTTATCCTTACCTTCAACATCTTTTCTCATATCTTCTCTTATGGTAGCATTGATCCCACCGTGAATAAAGAACACCTCTTTACCTTCAATATCCTGCAATATATCTGATAAAACACTTCCATGCTTCTCAACATAAGTATACAATATCAGTGTGTTTCCTGTCAAATGTTTACACAGGTTTTTGAGGAACTTATTTCTCTTTTCGTGATCCAGAATATAGTTGATTTCATTTTGATAGTCCATCTTAGATACCACCTTACACTCATTTTCAGGGTATTTAAGAGTGATATATTTTATTCTGAATGATGATAGGTGATTACTGTCTATAAGTGCTTTTGTTGTAACGTGTCTTTTCACATCACCAAACAGTCCACACAAAGTCAATTCATTCAAATTGACATCATCCAAGGTTCCAGTTGTACCAAATCGATACTCAGCATTTTTCATCTTCTCAAGGATTGCAATGAGGGATGTTGCTTTGGCTAAATGACATTCATCTGATATAACTGCTTTGAATGGTGCAAATTTTATTGGTCTCAACTTGTATACTGACTGCCAAGTTGTTATAATAATACTGGATTGGAAGTTTTTATCTTGTCCAGAATAGACTTTCTGACAATATTTTTCCACATCCCATAAATTTTTACTTGAATATTCTTCAAAATCGTGATACATTTGATGAACAAGACTTACATTTGGAACTACCAACATAAGTTTTTCATTAGGATATTCAGAAAGGAACCAACGAATGAACATATAAATAATCAGTGACTTACCAGAACCAGTAGGACTTAACACAACCATTCTTTTACTTGTAACCATATCGTGGAGAGAACTCATTTGATAATCTCTTGGTATGAAAGGTAGATTTAATGTTTTGACCCAATCTTTCAAATCAGATTTTGTTATAATGTTTGGAGAGAATTCGTCAACATCATCAAAGACAACTTTATAATTTAGGGACTTACAAACTTCTAATACTCTGGGTAATAACCCCACATATATTTTTCCTGTGAGTATATTGAGAAGTCGTATTTTACCATCCCACATACCTATCTTGTATCGTTGCATGAATTTGTAATTATCAGCAAAGAAAGTAAAGTGTTCAGAGATATCACGCATGACACCTTGGTCAGCAATTATCTTCATGAATGCTTCATTTATTTTTCTGATTTTTACTATTTCCATATATTAGATAATGCCAGACTCCCATTTAACAAGTTCTATTTCATTTTTGATTTGAAATCCTCTGTTCATAATGAGTCGTAAAATTTGTTCAAGTAGATTTATTTTGATATTAGATACTTCAACCTGTTTTTCAATATCACAAAAAGATTCGTGAGATTCTATGTGTACATCTAAATCAGATTTAAGCACTTTTACACCATATGGAATCCAACCATATTTGTCTAAAGTCATTTTGTCAAGAGTTCCAGAAAAGTATGACCTGAGTGTCATATAAAGTCTTCTCTTTTTTAAGTCAAGAGTTTTTCTGAATATTCTTTCGGTATTGTATATTGTCATATATCTACCGTGTAGGTTTGGGATTTCCAGATTATGTTCGGATAGTTTATCTCGAAACATTTTTCTGTCAGTCTCCCACATCTTCTCTATTTCTTCTAATGAAATAGATTCTCGCATAAGGGCTCCTTAGATTTTTGAATCAAAAGTCATTGAGTTAAATTTAAAAGTAGCTGTTGCCGAAATAATTTCGTGTTCAGAAGTTGTATCAAATGTGAAAGATGAAAGTGCAATTGGAAATATTTTATCAAATCTCACTTTCAAAGTTGTGTTTTTATTATTGGATGTTATCATTATTGTGCAGTTTTCTAAATTATCAGGTTTTTCAAACTGCTTTAAGTTTTGAGGAGTTCCAGTTTTAACTAACCAACTATATATTTCTCTGTAATTTGAGAAATCTTCGTTGATTGCAAAGGTTACTGATAAATCATCGTATTCTATGAGAGAACCGTGAACATCAACACCCTTTAAATAAGAGGGTTGTTTTAGTGGTGGAACATTGACACCAGGGAATTCAAAAGACTGTATAAAATATTCCATTTTAGGGAAGTTAGAAAAAACTGCTCTAAAATTATCTTTTGCTAATAGATTTCTATCAGTTGATTGTCTATCAGTGTAACTCATATTATATTCCTCTCTTATATTTATAAGAAAGAAAAAAACCCTCTCCGAAGAGAAGGTTTTTTTTATATTTGACTATATTATGTTTACAGTAAGTTAGTTACTTTAACTGCTCGGTAATATTTATTGTCTGCTTGTCCGATGTTGTTAGCATTACTAACAGCAAAAGGATTTGCAACCAAACCATATCGAGTTTTGAAACCGATTTTTGGTTGGAAAGTATTCTCACCCATTGCTCGAACCATCTGTAGTGGAACGTATGGGCAGTAGAACATACCAGCATCATAAGGACTGGAACCTTTGTATCCTAGAGTATAATACTCAACACCAGATACATAAGGATCAATGTAAACCTTATATCGACCGTTTAATACACCAGCAAAAGTACTTCCAGAGTCATCAACCTGCAAACTATTAGCAAGAGCAGGATTGTAGTCTAGAACACCAGCCATCTGAAGAGCAGAAGCAACATCAGAGGAACAGATAAGAACATTACCCTTACCTCGTCGAGTTGCCTTAGCAATAGCATTAGCATCTCGTTCGATTTGGAATAAAAGTCCTTTGAACTTTTCAACAGACCATCGACCACTAGCGTCTAAGTCTAAATCAAATTCACCTGGAGTGTTAGTGTCAGCAGCACCTTGAAGTGCAGAAAGATTGATCTTTCGAATCATCTCTCGGTTAATCTCAGCCATAATTTCAGTAGAAAGAATGTTTGCCAACTCAGATTCAGCATCAAGATTATGAATTGCTTTTAAATCTTGTGCTAACTCAGTAGTGTATTCAGCTTTAAGAGCTCTGGACTTTGCAGTTACAGAAATCTTATCAATGGACATTGCCATTTCACCGAAAGACCCACCACCAGATGCACCAAGTTGTTCTGCGTCAGCAGTAGCAAGACCAGAACCAGCAGAGTAAGCATTATGGAAAGGGTTTGACTGTGCGTGAGTACCAGTTCCTGAGAAGGAAGTATCTGCTTCTGGAAATAAAGCTTCAGAACCAGACTGACTAGTATAATGACTCTTCATTGCGAAGATAAGACCAGAAGGTCCGTTCATAGGTTGAACACCCATTACATCAAAAGCAATCAAGTTTGGCATACTTCGTCTAATCATAGAGATAAGAACTGGGTCAAACTTGTCAACTCCACCAGTAACATTAGTAGTTTCATTAAGAGAACCGTATCCACCGCTTTTAGCTTCTTCCATATCACGATCCTGATTCTCTAAAAGGATTGCTGTGACTTTTTTCTTGTAGGGATCGTTGATCTGAGCAAATTCTGGATGCTCAAGTACAGGTTCCCATTTTTTCAACAAATCTTCGTAACTCATTTTAATTTTCTCCTTTTCCGTATAGATCGTCAGAATCTAACATCTTAGTTACACTTCGTTCATCACAAATATATTTATATTATTTGTTTTTTACAATTATTATTTCCAATATTTCCCAAGATCTTGGGCATATCGTTCAATTTTAGTTTTTGGTTGTTCAACATTTTCAGCTACTACTTGAAGAGTTTCAACTTCTTCAATCTCAACTGTTTCTTCAGTTACAACTTCTTCTTTTTCAGCAAAGTAACATTTCTTGATTGTATCTAAACCTTCAACATATTGCTCTGCATTATCAAATTCAATCTTTTCAGCAAGTTTCTCTAGTTTCTCTCTCTCAACAGTAGTTAAGTCTTGAGTGTTTTCCCAGAACAAGATTTCTCTTTGCTGTTCGTGGATAGTAGATTTCAAGTCGATATTTCTTTCAATCTCTTCGTTTAATTTTATTGAAGTATTATCGTGAGATTCTTTTAGATTAGCATATTCATTTTCTTTATCTTCAGGAATGTCAATGTAATGCTCTTTGAAAAGAGTTTTTAGACCACTCATAAATTCTTCAGTGATTTCTGCTCTAAGACCGGAATGAATAGCAAGTTGATTATCGTCTTGCCAATCTTCGATGGAAGCATTTAAAAGTTTGTCAACAGCTTCTGCTAACTTTTCTTTATACTCAACTACTTGTTCTTCCATATCTTGCTTGAAGTTCTCTTCAATATTAGATTGAACTTCTTCAACTCTTTTTGCTACAGCAGTTTCGAATACTAATGTTGCTTTTCTCTTGAAGTTTAGATCAAACTCTTCACCTTCGAAAAGAGTTTCAACATCTTCAGATAAATCAATACTCTCTAAGTCCAGTCCACCTTCTCTTTCAACGATTTGCTTCTCGGAAGCCAATAATACTTCTACGATATGCTTAACCTTGAATTCTAACTCATCTTTCTTCATTTCAGAAAGTAAGTTGTTTATAGTTTGAACCATTCCAGATTTCGAATTTGGGATAGATTCTAGAATACTTTCTAAAACAGCACCTTCAGTTTCTTCATCTGTAAGTTCCAACTCTACTTCTTCAGATTCGGACAATTCAACTGTATCTTCCTGAACTTCAACTTCCTCAGTTTCAAGCTCTTCAGTTACTTCTACAGTTTCTTCCGAAATTTCAATATTTTCTTCTTGTTCATTCAAAATTTCACTAGACATTTTTATTACTCCTAAATGTTCAACATTTATTATACTTATTTATAATAATTAATATTTACAGTTTCGAAAGAAAATCTTCGAATAACTTTAGTTTTACCATCTTCAAATCTTTAGATGATGTCTTCTCTATAATTTGTTTATAATCTTCTACATTTTTTTCACGAATGATACCATTATGCCAAACCCATTCTCGACCTTCCATAATACCTTCAACGAAAGCATCGGGGGCAGATGGGTCTGCTACGATATCAGCAGGGGTGACAATCATAAAATCGTTTTGAACCTTTAACACTCCATTTTCCTTCATCAATGATCCAAGACCTCTAGATGAGACACCGAGTTTTCCACCGTCTTCTAAAAGACCTTTGACGATGTTACCGTATGGGGTACTTGATACCTGTGCCTTACCTACGAAATTTGAACCATCTCTCTCTAAAGAAACGATTCTATGTGAAACTCTCTCTAGATTGATAGACGGATTTGCTGGATGTCCTAGTTCACCGTATGCTCTATTCTTTTCAATAAAGTTTTTTACATACTCGTCAACTTTCTCCGAAAGCATATTTGATCCATACATTCTACCGTTCTTATTTTTAACGTCAGCTTGCATAAAAACACCTTCAATATAATATCGTTTTTCACCGTTTTTATCTTCGGTGATGAACTGAAGGTTTTCTTCTTCTATCAATTCTTTTATAAGTTTCATTTTAACTCTCTTCTACTTTTCCTAATTGACACATTGAAAAGGATAATACTTTACAGAAGGATGATAAGTTTTCGTTCAACTTATCTCTCATAATTTTTCTATTATCTCTATTTAGACTTTCGTATACAGTCTTAATGATTTGAGAGACTTTAGGATCAACTACAAAAGAACTGTCATCAGTTTCGAAATATATTCTCTTATCTCGGTTCTTTTCTACAGATTCCACTATAACAGAATATACGTCAGATGAACTTTTAGACGTAGACTCTAATTTAGGTTCTGGTCCATTGTCATTGGACATTACATTCTTTTGCTTCTTCTTCTTTTTCTTCTTACCCTTTTGATCTTCTGTGGGTTTATCTTCACCTTGTGTGCCATCAATAACTTCTAAAGGATGTTGGTCGATAAATTGCTGCTCTTTTTCTGGTTTAGCTTTTGCCACTTCCACAATTTCATCTTGAGCAGTTTTTCTTAAATTGGAAAATGATTTAGATTTTTTAGATTCTAAAACTTCCTCTTCTACTGTTTTTAGTTCTTTCAAAGATTTCATTACTCTTCTCCGTTCTCATCAACTTTATCATTTAAAAAGTCTTTTGAGATATTCACTTTTTCTTTTTCTAGAAATTCGACTGCTTTACGGTCAAGAACCAACTTTACCAGTTCCCTTGCTTTAGACAAATTCCCTTTAGATATATTGTCAACTATTTCAAATTTTTTACTCATAATATAACTCCATAACGTATTTATTTATAATCTCTAAAAAGTGAGAATGATTTACTTTAATTTTTCTATTATTTTCTCTAAGTGATCTATTCTTTCATCTTGCTTTTTTACACACTCTACAAGTAGAGCAACAAGGTTTCCGTAAGCAACACTTTTGAGACCTTCCTTGTTTTCAAGAACTGCTTCTGGAAGGACTTTTTCAACCTCTTGTGCTATTAGTCCGACCAATCTCAAGTCTTCACCTTTCTTATTGAAAGTGTATCCACTCAACTCTTTTACTTTCTCTATTGGGTCTGATATCAGTTCAATATTTTCTTTGAGTGTGATATCAGAGGATGACGTTATTGTTCCTGTTGCTGTTATGTTTCCAACCACATCTAATTTTTCTGATGGAGATGCTATTCCAATACCAACACCATTTGAAGTAATACTAATCGAGTCGTTAGGTGAGTTTGGAAGAATTTTGAAAGGTGTTTTAGAATTATCAACATCAAAAATTTGAAATCTATCAGATGAACTACCTCTATTATAAATTACCCATTCTTGAGCATCATTTTCTATTCTAATTCCAGGATTTGATCCAGCAGAAGTATCTGATACATGAAGAAGTTCATCTGGGGATATTGTTCCAATACCGACATTTCCATTGCTATTTAATATTGTCATCCTTCTAGTGTCAGCAGTCCATACAGAAAAATCGTCAGCAACCGCACCAACTAAGGGTGGGGTTGTAGTAGAGTTATCAGTAAAAGAAATGTATGCATTTGCATCACTACTCTGGAATTTTGCAACTAAATTTCCAGTTGAACTATCCACAGTAAGTCTTGCAGTTGACAATGTTGATGTTCCGATTCCAACATTACCAGTAGT